ATGACCACCGTCCTGCGTACCCAGCAAGGCGACACCCTGGATCTCGTCTGCCTGCGGCACTACGGCTACACCCGCGGCGTCACCGAGGCCGCCCTCGACCACAACCCAGGCCTGGCCGAACTCGGCCCGGTCCTGCCCATCGGCACCCCCGTCACCCTGCCAGACGTCCCCACCACGGCCACCGCCGGCACCGCCGTGCAACAGCCGGTGAACCTCTGGGATTGATCCCATGCGCGAGAAACCCGACATGCCCGACCGTCCCGATACCTGGGCCTTCCTGATCGCCTGGTTCCAGGACCACTGGCCTTCCTTCTATGCCGGCCTGATCGGCACGGGCGTCGCCGCCCTGCGCGTCGCCTACGGTGGCGGCACCTGGCGCCAGATGCTGCTGGAGGCGCCGCTGTGCGGCCTGATCACCGTCAGCGCCTGTGGCGGCTTCGAACTATTCAGCCTGTCCAGCACCACGGCGCCCTTCTTCGGCGGGGTCATCGGCCTGCTCGGTGTCGAAGGGGTACGCAAGCTGGCGGATCGCTATCTCGACCGCAAGGTGGATCTGCAATGAGTGCGGCCCCGTCATTGCGCCAGGGCGACCAGGGCCCGGCGGTGCAAGCCCTGCAGCAGGCCCTGGCCACTCAGGGTTTCTCGCTCCTCGCCAGCGGCACCTTCGATACGACGACCCTGGCCGCCGTCCAGGCTTTCCAGCAGCGGGCCGGCCTGCCGGCGGACGGTCTCGCCGGTCCGCGTACCCTGGCAGCGCTGGGCGGCGCTGCGGATCCCCGCCAGTTGGCACCCGCCGATCTGCAGAACGCCGCCACCACCCTGGCCGTGCCCCTGGCGGCCATCCAGGCGGTCACCGAGGTCGAATCCCGCGGCAGTGGCTTCCTGGAAGACGGCCGCCCGGTGATCCTCTTCGAACGCCATGTCTTCTACGCCCGCCTGGTGGAGCGCCGCGGTCGCGCCACGGCCGAATTGCTGGCTCGGGACTATCCCACCCTGGTCAATCCGCAACCCGGCGGCTACGGCAACGGCGCCAGCGAATGGCAACGGCTCACCCTGGCGCGTCAGCTCGACGAGAATCTGGCCCTGGAGTCGGCCAGTTGGGGCCTGTTCCAGATCATGGGTTACCACTGGCAGGCCCTGGACTATGCCGACATTCTGGACTTCGTCGCCCGGATGACGAGCAGCGCGGCCGCGCAGTTGGAGGCCTTCGTGCGCTTCCTGCGCGCCCAGCCGGGGCTGCTGCAGAGCCTGCGCACCGGCAAATGGGCGGACTTCGCCCGCGGCTACAACGGCCCCGGCTATGCCCGCAATCTCTACGACATCAAGCTGGCGCGCGCCTTCGCCCGCTACCAAGCGGAGTCCGCTCGATGAGCCACGACCCGCAGCGTCCCGCCTACGACGGTGACGTCTTCGTCCTGCCGGCTGGCGCTTCCCTGGAAGACGCCGAACGCCTGGCCGAGACCATCCAGCGCGCCAGCCCCGGGGTCAAGGCCATCGTGGTGGTCGGCGATCCCCGCCACCTGGATCGTGCGGCGCTCGGCCACGCCGGCTGGCAGGCGCTATGAACCTGTTGGCGGCACGCCTGCTCGGCGCCCTGGCGCTGCTGGTCGGCTGCGTCCTGCTGGGCCTGTTGCTGCATGCCCAGCAATTGCGCCTGCAACTGGTCGGCGCCGAACGCGACAGCGCCCGCCAGGCCGCCGGCACGGCCCAGACCGAACTGCGCCAACTGCAGCAGGTGCTGGACCAACAGCGTGCCGCCCAGCAGCAACTCCAGACCACCCAACACGACCTGCGCCGCGAACTGGATCTTCGCCGGCGCCGGTTGCAGGAGCTCGAAGATGAAAACCGCGATCTCAAGGCCTGGGCTGCTCAGCCTCTGCCTGCTGCAGCTCGCCGGCTGCGCCAGCGCCCCACCCTCGACGGGGCCGGCGCTTACCGTGACTGGCTGTCCCATGGTGACGCCCTGCCAACTACCGGCCACAGCGCCGCGCAGTAACGGCGAGTTGCTCGCCGACGCCGACACCCTGGAGGCGGCGTGGGCCGACTGTGCCGCCCAGGTCGACCAGATCTACACCCTGCAGCAGGCCCAGCATGAACAAACCCGCTAGTCTTCGCGCCCAGCTGCTCGCCAGCATCCCGGAACTGCACGACAACCCCAACCGCCTGGCCCTCACCGTCACCCAGGGCCGGCTGCACTGCACTGGCGCCACCAGTCTGTCCTGGGAATACGCCTACCAGCTGCGCCTGACCCTGACCGACTTCGCCGGCGATATCGACCTGGTGCTCCTGGCGCTGCTGCTGTGGGTCCGGGAAAACCAGTCCGACCTGCTGGTCAGCCTTGACCAGGCCGCCCAGGGTATCGGCTTCGAGATGACGGTGAGCGGCCTGACCCTGCTCCTGCCGCTCACCGAAAGGGTCGTGACCCAGCGCCAGGCGGACGGCTCCTACCAACTGAGCCGCCCCGCCGAGCCGCACTACAGCCCCTACCTGGACGCCGGCACCTGGCAGCTCGCCACGGCCGACGGCGCCCTCAGCGAATGGCAGTCGAGCGTCGCCAGCGATGCCGTGGCGCTGACCATGCCGCATCCGAAGCGTAGTCCGGGCTGAGGGTGATAGCTGCTGAGTGGCCACATTCGTCACCCTTGCTTGTCGGCCCGGGCACCACAACCCGGGCCTGCTGCACTCAGTCCGGGAGCCCGCCATGCTGGCTGGTACCGAGAGCCTGCAGACAATCTCGCCAAGCCACGCTCGCTGATCCACCGGCAGACCACCGAAAGTGGCGGCCGCTTGCCTGGAACAACCCGCCATGGTCGACACCTTCAGTCCCATAGATCTCAGCCAGTTGCCAGCGCCGACCATCATCGAGGCGCTGGACTACGAATCCCTGCTCGCCGAACGCAAGACGCGTCTGATCGGCCTCTATCCCGCTGCCGAGCAGGCGGCCATCCGTACTCGTCTGGCGCTGGAATCCGATCCGGTGACCAAGATCCTGCAGGAGAATGCCTATCGCGAACTCATCCTGCGCCAACGCGTCAACGACGCCACCCGCGGCGTGATGCTGGCCTTCGCCCGCGGCAGCGACCTGGACCAGCTCGGCGCCAACTTCGGCGTGACCCGGCTACTGCTGCAGGCCGCCAATCCCAATGCCATCCCGCCCAGCGCCGCCGTCTACGAATCCGACGACGATTTCCGCGCCCGTATCCAGCTCTCGCCCGAGGGCTACACCACCGCCGGCAGCCAGGGCAGCTACGTCTTCCACGGGCTGTCGGCCGATGGCGACGTGCGCGACATCCAGGCCATCAGCACGGCGCCGACCCAGGTGACCGTCTACGTGCTGTCGCGACGGCCTTCGGGCCAGGCCTCGCCAGCGCTGCTGGCCAAGGTGAGCACCGCCCTGAATGCCGAGAAGGTCCGCCCGCTGACCGACAAGGTAACGGTCCTGGCTGCCAATATCGTCGACTATCAGGTCGAGGCCGAACTGACCCTCTATGACGGCCCCGACGCCAAGGTGGTGCTCGACGCCGCCTACAAGGCGGTGGAGGACTACGCCGCCAGCGTGAAGAAGATCGGCTACGACGTGGCCATCTCCGGCCTCTACCAGGCCCTGCATGGCGCCGGCGTCCAATCGGTGAAGCTCAAGCGGCCCGCGGCCAGCCTGGTCCTCGGCAACGGCGAGGCCAGCAACCTGACCGGGGTGACCCTCAGCGTGGCGGGGGCGACCGATGCGTGACCTGCTGCCACCCAACAGCACGCATCTGGAACGGCGCCTGGCCCAGGTCGGTAGCGCCATCAGTGACGTGCCGGTACCCACCCGTTCGGTCTGGAACCCGGACACCGCTCCGGCCGAGCAACTGCCCTGGCTGGCCTGGGCGCTATCGGTCGACGCCTGGGATCCGCTCTGGAGCGAGAACCAGAAGCGCCAGACCATCCGCGCCAGCCTCCAGGTCCATCGCAGCAAGGGCACCTTCGGCGCCATCAAGGACGCCCTGGCCGCTCTGGGTTATCCCCTGCGCGTCCAGGAATGGTACCAGCAGACGCCGCCCGGCCAGCCCGGCACCTTCCGCCTGCTGATCGAAGTCGATCAGGTCGGCGTGCCTAACAGCAGCGCCGAACGCTTCCTGGCCGTGGTCGAGGCCGCCAAGAACCTCAGATCGCACCTGGACACCATCGAACTGCACGTGGCCAGCCGGAATCGGCGGTATCGCGCGGCCGTGACCATGGCGGGGTTCGAGCTGACGCTCCGCCCTTCCGATCTCCAATACGCCGTCCTGGAGCCTGGCTTCGTCGAGGCTGAATTCGGGCTGCACCAACTCACCAACGTGGACCTGGTCCAGGCGCTGGAACTGAAAAATGGCTGACTTGACCCTACCCGAGGTAATCACCCGCTTCCGGGAGAATGAGGCGCGCATTGCCGATTTCATCAACGGCAATGCCGCGGGCTACTACACCACCACAGATGGCAAAAAGGTGGAGACGGTACCCGGTGTGGTGTCTCGCCTCGCGGTGGCCATTGCGGCGGCTAGTGCAACGGCTGACACCCTCAAGGGTGCAGGCGGCGCGAAGCTGATCGGATTCGGCGCTTCCACGGTCGAAGCCGCTCTGGCCTCCCATGCGAAGGGCATCGCGGACAACGCGAAGGCAGTCGCCGACCTGGACACCGGCAAGCTCGCCAAGGGCGGTGGCACCATGACCGGCCCGCTCAAGCTGGCAGGAGACCCGACCGACCCTCTCCACGCGATCAGTAAGGGCTGGGCGGACGGCACCTATTGGAAGCCGGGTATCGGTGACGTCCTCGCCACTTGCCGCGGCGCGCCTGATGCGAACTGGATTCCTGAGGGCGCGAATTACTTGCAGGCGAGCTACCCGGACCTTTTCGCCAAGGTCGGTCTGCTCAACTATGACGGCGCAGGCTCCGCATTTGCTAAGGGAGCGGCATTTTCAAACGCTAATCCTCTGAATGTATTCGGCAAGGACGGCGTGCTCATGAGCACCGATACCGACCCGAACGGGGAGGTTTTCTATCTGCTGCGCAGCACGGACGGAGGGCTCTCATTCGCGCCCTTCCAATCGCCTACGGCTCGAATTACCTCCATCGGAACCGATGGCGCAGGGCTCTGGATTGCTGGCTCGACTGTAGGTCGCGTGCTGCGCAGCACTGATAACGGCTTGACCTGGACTGTTATCAACACCGGATCGGGTAATGACATCACTGGAATGGTGACGGATAAAAAAGGCTGCTGGATTGCGGTCACTTCGGGCGCGTGGGTTATGCGTTCGGACGATAGCGGCTTGACCTGGAAAAAGGTCGCGCTCCCTCTCACTTACGCCGCAAATATGCTTGCAACAAACGGCGCAGGGAAGTGGATTGGCATAGGCCCGGTCTCGAACACCATCTATTCCTCCGTGGATAACGGGCTGACCTGGACGACATACACCCTCACATATGCGAGCGAAAATGTTTCGTGGTCCGGCGTTACATACGGTCGGGGAGTGTTTGGACTGGTCGGCGCGCAACAGACGAATTATGGAAATTATATGCCTTTCGGTTTTTCCCTAGACGGGTTTAACTGGAAGCTCGGCGCGGGCAGCAACTACTCTAATTATCAAGCTTGGTCTATCGCCATCGGCAAGGATGGCACTTATGCCGTTTGCGGCTATACAGGCGGCGCACTTCGCGGCGTCGTGTCGCTAGACTCCAAGGGCGCGATTACCTGGACCGGCCTTTTGGGGATGGGGGTTTCTGGCTGGCCAGTTAGCATGGCCACGGACGGCCTGGGGTTGTGGGTCGCTTTTAACACCAGCGATCGATTCCTTTACCGCGCCCAACCACTCTACGACGTTAAAACCTTATTCCAGGTCCCCAAGGCAGGGGTCCAGCCGGCCCCTTACGCCAACTTCATTAAGGCCAAATAACCATGGACACCATCACCCTCTATCAATGGGGCGCCGATGGCGTCCTGGTTGGCTCCTTCCTGGCCGATCCCATGGCCGGCATCCCCGAGCGCAGCACGCCGACGGCGCCAGCCAAGCTCACGGCCGGTCAGGTGGCCGTCTGGAATGGCCAGGGCTGGACCGCTGCCGACAAAGCGCCGGTGCCGGCGCTGCCGGCCGTCACGGCTGACCAGGTCGACGCCGAGCGGGACCGTCGCGTCGGGTTGGGCTTCGAGTTCCAGGGCAAGCGCTATCAGACCCGCGAGGCTGGTGACCGGGAGAACATCCTCGGCGCCATGAACAGCGCCCTGGCGGCAATCATGGCCGGCGCCAAGGCAGGTGACCTACGTTGGGCCGATCCACAGACGGACTTCGTTTGGATCGCCAGCGACAACCAGCGCGTGCCCATGGATGCCCAGACCACCCTGGCGTTCGGCCAAGCCGCCACGGTACGCAAGAGCCAACTGGTCCTTGCCGGTAGCGCGCTCAAGGCCATGATGCCTACCCCTCAGGACTTCGCTGCTGATCGGTGGTGGCCCGCATGAAGCCAGCAACCTTCGCCAAGGCATCTGAAGGTCAACTACTCCCGAACTGGTACTCCGTCCGCTGCCCGAGCGGCCCGTCTCCTCTCGACATCGGCCCTCTCATCTCTGCAAAGGTAGCCTGAGCATGGACTTCCACACGATCCACACCTACTACGGTCTCAAGCGCCTGGCCCAGGCCGAGGCCAGCGGCGTCGCCATCAACTTGAGCCACGCCGCGGTGGGCGATGGCAATGGCAACCCCGTCACCCCGGCCGAGGGCATGACCCAGCTGGTTCGCGAGCGCTATCGCACTACCATCAACCGCGTCTACCAGGACCCGGACGAGCCCCGCGGCTTTATCGCCGAGGTCATCATTCCGGCGGCTAAGGGTGGCTTTACCCTGCGCGAAGTCGGTCTCTACGATGATCAGGGCAGCCTGTTCGTGATCGGCAACCTGCCGGACACCTACAAACCGCTCCCCGGCGAAGGCGCCTATTCAGATGCCGTGCTGCGAGTGCAATTTCTCGCCGCCAACACCTCCTTCATCACCCTCAACGTGGACCCCAATCTGGCGGTGGCCAGCCACACCTGGGTGCTCAATACCTTCGCCAAGGCCTTGATCATCCCCGGCGGTACAGCCCGCCAGGTACTGGCCAAGACCAGCAACACCGACGGCGATTACGCCTGGACCGATCCCACCGAGGCCAAGGTCACCGTTCGCTCCATCGAGGAGATCCAGACGCTGGCGGCCGACCAGACGGTGGTCAGCCTGGCCAAGACCACCACCGTGGGTCTGGCGGTCTATATCGCCGGCGCGCGGCTACGGGCCGGGGAAGAATGGAAGGCCATCAGCACCACCACGCTCAGGCTGAGTAGCAGCTACCCGGCAGGCACCAAGATCATCCTGGCGCAGAACGATCCGCTGGGGACCTTCTTCGATCCGCTGCTGCGCGCCCAGAACCTGGCCGACGTACCGGACAAGGCCCAGGCCCGCGCCAATCTCGAGCTCTACAGCAAGAGCGAGGTGGAAGGCCTGATTCCCCGGGTACCGGCAGGCACCGTGGTCTACTTCGCTGGCACCACCGCGCCGACCGGTTGGTTCAAAGCCAATGGCGCGGCCATTTCCCGCACTGCCTACGCCGAACTCTTCGCCGCCTTGGGCACCTTCCATGGTGCGGGCGATGGCTTCACCACCTTCAACCTGCCGGATCTGCGCGGTGAATTCATCCGCAGCCTCGACGACGGCCGTGGGGTCGACAAGGGCCGTGGCCTGGGTACCGCCCAGGGCAGCCAGAACCAGGAGCACAGCCACGCCGGCCGCACCGCCACGGCCGGTGCCCACTCCCACTCCTATATGAACACCGACACCTTCGAGACCAGCACCAGTGGCCTGTCGGGCGGTAACAACTTCACCGACCGCGACAGCTACTACAGCACCAGCACCAACGGCGACCACAGCCACGCCCTGACCATCGACCCTAGCGGTGGCAGCGAAGCCCGGCCACGCAACGTCGCCCTGCTGGCCATCATCAAGTACTGAAGGAGTGCCCATGGACAAGCTCGTCTACCAGCTCGACCACGCCGGCTTCTACCTGGGCGAAACCGTCGCGGACGCCTCACCGCTCGATCCCGGCGTCTATCTACTGCCGGCGCGCTGCGTGGAAACGCCGCCGCCTGCCACCTGGGAGGACAGCCAGTGGCCGCGCTGGGACGGCAGCGCCTGGCGCCTGGTCAATCGTCCCAGGGCCTTCGCGGCCGAGGACCCGGTCGACAAGCTCAAGGCCTTCCTGGCCGCCAATCCGGACGTGGCGCGGCTGATCAGCGCCGCCTGAACTTGTCGGCCGCGCGCCGACAACGCCCGTCGGCTGCAGGGCGACCGGGCGAGCGCCATGCTGGCGGCATGAACGAATTCGCCGCGCTTTCCCGCCTCCTCGAGAACCTGATCCGCCTCGGTACCATCGCCGCGGTGGACCATGGCAGTCTCACCGAACCCCGTCCCGCCCGCGTCCGCGTGCAGAGCGGCGAGCTGCTGACCGGCTGGCTGCCCTGGCTGACCCTGCGCGCCGGCAGCAGCCGCGAGTGGGATCCGCCGACCCTCGGCGAGCAGGTCGTGCTGCTCAGCCCCAGCGGCCAGACCACCCAGGGCATCGTCCTCTGCGGCCTGTTCAGCCAGTTGCTGCCAGCCATTGGCGACCGCGCCGACCTGCACAGACGCAGCTACCCCGACGGCGCCGTGATCGAGTACGACAGCCAGGCCCATCGCCTGAGCGCGGTGCTGCCCGCGGGCGGGGTCACTCAGCTGACCAGTACCGGGGGCATCACCATCGTCGGCCCCATCACCCACCAGGGCGACTATACCCAGACCGGCAACCAGAAGGTCACCGGCCAGGTCACCGTCAGCCAGGACGTGGTGGCGGCCGGCATCAGCCTGGTCAAGCACAAGCACGGCGGCGTCCAGAGCGGCGGCAGCCAGACAGGAGCACCCGCATGAATCGCAACACCGGCCAGGCCCTGGGCGACCTCGAGCACCTGCAGCAATCGGTCACTGACATCCTCACCACGCCCATCGGCAGCCGCCTGATGCGGCGCGACTACGGTTGCGACCTGTTCCGCCTGCTCGACCAGCCGCTCAATGGAGCCCTCGGCCTGCAGGCCAAGGCCGTCGCGGTGATCGCCCTGCTGCGCTGGGAGCCGCGCCTCAACCTCACCCATATCGATCTGGTCCAGGGCGAGCGTCCCGGCCAGGCCTACATCGAGTTGGAGGGCTACAGCACCGTCAACGATGCGGCCGTCAACCTGCGGGCCCCGCTGGTTCTGGGGGGGCTGTCATGACCACCTTCACCCCCATCGACCTGAGCCAGCTGCCGGCGCCGAGCGTGGTGGAGCCGCTGGACTTCGAAAGCCTGTTGCAGGCGCGCAAGGAGCGGCTGGTCAGTCTCTGGCCCACGGCCGAGCAAGCCGCGCTGCGTGCCCGCCTGGCGCTGGAGTCGGAGCCGCTGACCAAGCTGCTCGAGGAAAACACCTATCGCGAACTGCTGCTGCGCCAGCGCGTCAACGAGGCGGCGCTCGGCACCATGCTGGCCAAGGCGCTTGGCAGCGACCTGGAGCAGATCGCCGCGGGCGTCAACCTCACTCGCCTGGTCGTCACCCCCGCCAACCCCAACGCCGTACCGCCCACCGCGGCCGTGCTGGAAACGGACGACGCCCTGCGCGAACGGGTGCAGATGGCCTGGGAAGGCCTCAGCGTCGCGGGGCCGCGCAATGCCTACATCCTGCATGCGCGCAACGCCAGCGGTAAGGTCGCCGACGCCAGCGCCACCAGCCCCAGCCCGGCGGTGGTGACCGTCACCGTGCAGAGCCTGGAAGGCGACGGCAGCGCCTCGCCGGAGTTGCTGGCCATCGTTAGCCAGGCCCTCAACGACGAGGACGTGCGCCCGGTGGGCGATCGCCTGACCGTGCAATCGGCGCAGATCCTCAGGTACCAGGTCAAGGCCGTGCTGCACCTGGCCAACACCGGTGCCGAGGGCGAGGTCATCCTGGCCACCGCCCGGCAGCAGCTGGCCGCCTACGTCAACCAGCGGCGTCGCCTCGGCGTGCGGGTGTCGCGCTCCGGCATCGATGCCGCGCTGCACGTCGCCGGGGTGGCCTGGGTCGAGCTCAAGGACTGGCAGGATCTGACGCCGACCGAAGCCCAGGCGGCCTATTGCACCGCCAGCACGGTCACCCTGGGCGAATGACCATGAAGGCCTTACTGCCGCCCAGCAGCACCCCACTGGAACGCCTTGCCGCCGAGGCCCTGGCCAGTATCGGCGAGGTGCCGGTCCCGCTGCGCGATCTGGCCGATCCCGACCGCTGCCCCGAAGAATTGTTGCCCTACCTGGCCTGGGCCCGCTCGGTGGATCGCTGGGACAGCACCTGGAGCGAGGCCACCAAGCGCCAAGTCATCAAGTCCGCCTACTTCGTCCACGCCCACAAGGGCACCATCGGCGCCCTGCGCCGAGTGGTGGAACCCCTGGGCTACCTGATCCGCGTCCACGAGTGGTGGCAGGAGAGCCCGACCGGGATCCCGGGCACCTTCCGCCTGGACGTAGGGGTACTCGACAGCGGCATCACCGAGACCATGTACGAGGCCATGAGCCTGCTGATCGACGACGCCCGCCCGATCGGCCGGCTTCTGATCGGTTTGGCCATCAGCCTGGAAACCCGTGGTACCGCAGGTGTCGGCCTCGCGACCTACCAGGGCGAGATCCTCAGCGTCTACGCCTATCAGCCCGACGCCATCGTCGTCAGCGGCCAAGCCCTGCTCGGCGCCGGCAGCACCCACATCCTCGACACCCTGAGCATCTATCCATGAGCCAGACCTACTACGCCATCCTCACGGCCATCGGCGAGGCCAAACTGGCCAATGCCGCGGCGCTCAACACCACTTTGAAAATCGCCAAGATGGCGGTCGGTGATGGTGGCGGCGCCGTGCCTACGCCCACACGCACCCAGACGGCCCTGGCCGGTGAGTGGTACCGCGCCGGCCTCAACACCCTGAGCGTCGATCCGAGCAACACCAGCCAGATCATCGCCGAACTGGTCATCCCCGAGGCCACCGGCGGTAACTGGATCCGCGAGATGGGCCTGTACGACAGCGACGGCAACCTGATCGCCGTGGCCAATACCCCACCCAGCTACAAGCCACAATTGGCCGAGGGCTCCGGCCGGACCCAGGTGCTGCGCATGATCCTGTTGGTCAGCAGCACCAGTGCCGTGGAGCTCAAGATCGATCCCAGCGTGATCCTGGCCACTCGGCAGTATGTGGACGATGCCATCACCGTGGCCGTCAATCGCTTGGATTTCAAACAGTCGGTGCGGGTGGCAAGTACGTCGAACCTCACGCTGAGTGGTACCCAGACCGTCGATGGCGTGGCCCTGGCGGTGGGTGAGCGGGTGCTGGTCAAGAACCAGAGCAACCCAGCGCAGAACGGCCTCTATGTAGTCGCCAGCGGCACCTGGCCGCGGACCGGCGATGCGGACGCCAATCTGGAAGTGACCCCGGGGCTGCTGGTGCCGGTCGAGGCCGGTACCAGCAACGGCGACAGCCTCTGGCAGCTCACCACCGATGGCGCCATTACCCTCGGCACTACACCACTGGCGTTCGAGATGGCCGCAGGCCCCACCGATAGCGCGGGCACCTTCCGCAGCGTGACCGTGGATCGCCGCGGCCGGGTGGTGGGCGGTACCAACCCCAGCACCATCGCCGGTTATGGCATTTCCGACGGCCCCGGCGCCTTCGGCATCGGAAACCGCCAGGATTGGCGTACCGCGCTGCTCGATATCACCGCAGCGCCCCAGACCTTCTATGGACGCGGCACTATCCATGGGATTGCCAATGGCGCCACCGATGGACCTCGCGCCCTGGCGATACCGGCCCTTGGCCAGGGTATCGTCAACGGTACCTGCACAGTGAATGCCCAGTGGGGCGACTACACGGGGCTAGAATCCTTCAGCCGCGAATTCAGAACCGGCAACCGGGTATTCATCTCCTCGGCCAGCAGCCCCACGGCTTGGTCGGACTGGGTCGAGGTGTTCAGCACGGGCAACTCGGGCCAGTGGGCCTTGCGTAACCTCCTGATCAACGGCGACTTCGACTTCTGGCAGCGCGGTACCTCCTTTACCGGTACCGGCTATTGCGCCGATCGCTGGCGGATCGACAGCAACACCAATGTAATCCTGGCGCGCGGCAATGCCTCGGTGCATAACGGCAGGAACAATCTGGTCCTGACGCCCACCGCCGCCAATAACCAACTGGGCTTTGCGCAGACGCTGGAGAGTTCGGCAGCGATCCGCCTGAAGGGCAAGAAGACGACGTTCTCGTTCCAGGCCTATGCCGACACCAACCAGATCCTTACCGCCTATATCTACAAATCGGCGACGGCCGATTCCGCAGTGGGTGGCTCGGGCGGCTGGACGATCCTGACCCACAAACGCTGTGAAGTGGGCCCCAAGGTACAGCGCTATAGCATCACTGCCGATATTCCCAATGACGATACGGCGAATGGCGTGCGGGTGGCCTTCTCCATCGAGAACATCGTTGCCGGGGCGGGCAGTATCGCCATCTGGGCTTGTCAATTCGAAGAAGGGGTAATGGCTACGCCTTTCGAAAAGCGGTCGCTGACGCAGGAGCTACAGCTCTGCCAGCGCTACTACGAAAAATCCTATGACCCTGACGTTCCGCCAGGTACGGGCTGGGCTCAGGGCTGCCATATCTCGGCAGCGGCGACGAAGACCACCGTCGGCGCTCCAGTCGTCTACTACAAGGTTCCCAAGCGGATCAGCCCTACGTTGACGTACTACGCCCTCAACTCCGAAACGGGCAAGAGCTCGATGGATGGACAAAGCATCAGTGGTCCTTCCGGCTCCGCCTATACCACCGCACTGAGCGGATTCGAACTCTTTTGGTCTTCTGGCGTACTTACCGCTGGCGCCAATATTCATCAGCACTGGACAGCGGACGCGGAGCTTTGACGATGGATAACGACATGACGCTATATCGTATCGCCCTCGACGGCATTACTCGCCTAAACGATGGAGCCTTCATCCCTAACCACCCTGGCAACCGCGACTACCAGGCTTATCTAGCCTGGTGCGCGGCGGGCAACGAGGCCGAACCCCTGCTTTCACTGAGCGAGGCCCAGGCCTTGAAACTCACCGAACTTGACACCACCTGCGCCGTCGCCATTCTCGCCGGCTTCTACTCAGACGCCCTCGGCCAGTCCCATCACTACACTGCCAAGCTCACCGACCAGAGTAATCTGCAGGCGGCGGTCTTGGCCTCCCTGCAGCCGGACCTGCCGACGGGCTGGACCACTCCCGTCTGGTGCCAGGATACCGCTGGCGCCTGGGCTTACCGCTATCACACGGCCGCCCAGATCCAGAAGGTCGGCATCGCTGGCAAGGACGCTATCAACGCCTGCATCGCGCGCAAGATCGAGCGGGGGCAAGAGGTGGCCAAGGCCATGACGCTGGACGAGGTGAACGCCATTCTCTTGTAAACGCGCCCTTGGCCTAAACGGTAACGGCTCCCGGACCGGAGCCGCTACGCCGCCGTCTCATCTTGTAGTCGTCCTCGCTACAGCCCCCACCCCATGACCCAGCTCCCTGGGTCCGCCAGCCTGTGCAGCGTCATCCTTTCTCGGCGCTTTCCTCCATGGCCGCTCCCGCAACGCTCCGGTGCCCTTCCTGTCCTGCGCATCGCCGTTCCCGCCCCCGCTCCATCCGTGCACCGGAAGACCAGGAGCGCGTACTCGTCGGCGCCTCTCGCCCGCTCCACTCTCGCGGAGTCCACCCATGATCGATCTCTCGCAACTCCCCTCGCCCACCGTCGTCGAGGCCCTCGATTTCGAAACGCTCTTGGCCCAGCGCAAGGCGCGCCTGCTCGCCCTCTGGCCGGTGGCCGAGCAGGAGGCACTGGCCGCCCGGCTGGCCCTGGAATCCGAGCCGCTGACCAAGCTGCTCGAGGAAAACACCTATCGCGAACTGCTGCTGCGCCAGCGCATCAACGAAGGGGCCAAGGCGACGCTGCTGGCCTACGCCAGCGGTGCCGACCTGGAGAATCTGGCCGCCTGGTACGGCGTCACGCGGGCGCTGGTAACGCCGGCCGACGCCACCGCCAAGCCGCCACGCGCAGCCGTCTATGAAAGCGACGAGCGCCTGCGCCAGCGCACCCAACTGGCGCTGGAAGGCTTCACCACCGCCGGCTCGCGCAACGCCTATCGCTACCACGCCCTGTCCGCCACACCCCAGGTCAAGGACGTGGCCATCCTACGGCCGCTCCAAGGTACGGTACGGGTGGTGGTGCTCGCGGCCACGGGCGACGGTACCCCTGACTCCTCCCTGCTGGCCCAGGTAGCGGCCTCCCTCAATGACGAGGACGTGCGCCCGCTTTGCGACACCGTCGAGGTCGGTGCCGCCGCGATCGTCACCTACGAGGTGAAGGCCACCCTGCAGCTCTACCCTGGCCCCGAACTGACCGTGGTGCGGCAGAACGCCCTGGCCAAGGCACAGGCCTATGTCGCCGAGCGCCATGCCCTGGGCAAGGACGTCACCCGCTCCGGACTGTTCGCTGCGCTGCACCAGAGCGGCGTGCACAACGTGCGCCTGGCCAGCCCAGCCAATGACCTCGCCGTGACCGCCGACCAGGCGGCCTATTGCAGCGCCATCAGCCTGACCACGGAGATCCTCGATGACGCCTGAGTCGCTGCTGCCACCCAACCGCACCCGCCTCGAGACGGCCCTGGCCGCGGCCGGCGCCGACCTCGCGGCGCTGCCGGTGCCCTTACGCGATCTCTGGAATCCCTGGCAGTGCCCGGCCGGCCTGCTGCCCTGGCTGGCCTGGGCCGTCTCAGTGGATGACTGGGACGCCAACTGGGGCGAGGACAAGAAGCGCCAGGTCATCGCCGACTCGGTCCGCATCCATCGCCACAAGGGTACCCGTGGCGCGGTGCGCCGGGCGCTGGCCAACCTGCTCGGTAACCAGGATTTCACTCTGCTCGAAGGCGCCCAGGGCGGTCATTACGACAGCCGCTACGCCTACGACGGTGAGCGCTTCCACGGCCATGCCGAGCACTGGGCCCAGTACCGGCTGTACGTCAAGCAACCCATCAGCGTCGCCCAGGCGGCGCTGATCCGCAGCACCTTGGCCGATGTGGCCCCGGCGCGCTGCGAGCTGCTGTCCCTCAACTTCACCGCCGCGCTCAACGACCACAGCGGCACCTTCCACTACGACGCAAGCTTCACCTACGGAGTCGCCTGATGGCCAATCTCACCGAACAGAACCAGTACGAAGACGGGATCTACCAGATCGAGAAAAGCGACCCGGTGGTCGGCGGTGCGGACGGCATCTCCAACCGCCAGGCCAACCAGTTGGCCAACCGCACCCGCTGGCTCAAGACGCGCCTGGACGGCCTGCTCGACTCGCCGGTGCTGACCGGCAAACCCACCGCCCCTCGCCCGGTGCCGGGCACCACCAGCGACCAAGTTCAGACTGCTGCCGGCGTGCTGGCGCAACTGGCGGCCTTCGGCGTGGGTGCCGAGTCGGTGAACGGCATCGACTTGAACCTCAACCAGGCCGGGCTTGGCAGCGCCGTCCGCTACGAAGGTACCCAGGGCAAGGCCGTCGCCCAGAACTACCCACGCGTCACCGCTACCGACTCCGCGCTAGTCGCCTTCGACGTCATCACCCATGGTTCGTCCATCCGCACCGTGCAGCTGGCCACCGAAATCTTCGGCACCTCCGGTACCCGGGCACGTTCCTTCATGCGCGTCCGGCATGACAATACCTGGTTCGACTGGCGCGAGCTGGCGATGACCGACACCCTGGCCAAGGTCGCCACCGGCGGCCGCTTCGCCGATCTGCCTACTGAAGTTGCCCACTGGCTAGCTGGAAAGTCGGCAGCCAAGGGTCTTAAGGTCGTCTACCTGCAAAACCAGGAAGAAACCGGAAACGTAGCGCTGGAAATGGCGAACAGCGGTGGCTATACCGTCTGCTCGCTGCAGGCCGTTCAGGATGGGAATGGTGGTTGGGCTCAGTGGCTTTCCTACACCCCTCCAGGAGAGGCGACGAAGGACAGACGAGTCGGTTGGCTGGGTATTTCTACCGGTGGGGAGGTGAAGATTGGCAGCGCGACGCTGCCTGCGAGCCGTACCGGTCAGCTACTGACCAGCGAAGGTGATCAGGCGGTCAATGGGACCAAGCGTTTCAACGGTGAGGTCCAGACCACCAACGCTAACTGCTGGCGCCACACAGGCAGCGACTACGGCTCTTTCTGGCGCAATGATGGAACCGCCCTTTACCTGCTGCTCACGGCCAAGGGTGATGCCTATGGCACCTGGAACGACTTACGTCCCTTCGCGGTGAATCTGGCCACCGGCCGGGTAGCCATGTCTGCCGGACTAGAAACCCTGACCCCCATTACCAACGACAACTCGAACAACGCGGCCAACACCGGCTGGGTCCAAACCGAGATGGCGCGGAAAAAGGCGATGTACCGTTTCCAGAACTCTGGCACCTGGATCTGTCCGGCCGGTGTGACCAAGGTATGGATCTCGGGTTGTGGCGGCGGTGGCGGCGGTGGCGGTGGCGCTGGATACGATGGGAACAACGTGTCCGGGACCGGCGCCGGCGCGGGCGGTGGCGCAGGTAACTCCGTGGTCCGCACACCCATTGATGTCGTTCCTGGAACGTCCTATGCCATCACGATCGGCGGCGGCGGCTCAGGTGGCCTGACGGGAGGCGTCGCGTCGACTGGTGGCCAGGGCACACCTGGCGGATCTACGGCCTTCAGCAACTTGCTGACCCTCGCGGGTGGTGCCTCTGGCGCGCCTGGCAATGTCAGCTACGGGGCTGGCGGAATCGCGACCGGCATAGGCGCCACCTCTGGCGGCGATGGTCAAACCGTCAATAAAGGCGGCAATGGCGGATCGGGCGGAAGCGGCCCATTTGGCACGGGCGGCGGTGGCGGTCGTGCCGGCAACTCAAATGGCCAGGCAGGCGGTAATGCAGCTGGTTTTGGCACGGGTGGCGGCGGTGGTGGCGGTGGCTACGCCGGAACATCCGGTACGGGTGGCGCCGGCGGCGCCGGCATGCCGGGACTTCTGATAATCGAACATTGAGAGAATTACCATGCGCTACGCACATTTCGACCCGATAAGCCGCGCCATCCTCGGCTGGCTGGATACCGAGGCCTTCAGCTATCCCGAGCTTCCGCCCAAGGAGCAACTGATAGAGGTGTCCGACACCGACTGGGAACTCAGGACCGGCAACTGCTGGTATCTCGACACCGGCGACCTGGTAACCCAGGCTCCTGCGATCGACCCCTTGCTCGAACTCCAGGGGCAGATGCGGGTATGGCGAGACAATCAGCTAACCGCAACCGACCGCCTAGTCACCCGACATCGCGATGAGATAGATCTCGGCAAGGACACAACGCTTGCGTCCGAGCGTTATCAGGAACTCCTGATCTATCGTGACGCCTTGCGTAATTGGCCAGCGACGACGGGCTTCCCAAAGGATGAGCAGCCCTCGCCACCAAGTTGGCTCTACAGCTAAACCAGCCTGTACCGAAAAGCCCCCAAACCGGGGGCTTTTCATTTCTAGAACCAGCCAACCTTGCAACCTGGTGCCTTGTAGCCCCAACCCCCACAACCCCCCCGCCACGACAGGCGCAAGGGATTGCGCCAGCCTGTGCAACGTCACCTAACCATCTGCGCAGGCAAACCCTCATGGCTGACTATCATCACGGCGTCCGTGTCCTCGAAATCAACGAAGGCACCCGCTCCATCTCCACCGTTTCCACCGCGGTCATCGGCATGGTCTGCACCGCCAGCGACGCCGACGCCACCGCTTTCCCGCTGGACACTCCCGTCCTGCTCACCAACGTCCAGGCGGCGGTCGCCAAGGCCGGCACCAAGGGCACCCTGGCGGCTTCGCTGCAGGCGATCGCCGACCAGTCCCAGCCGCTCGTGGTGGTGGTGCGGGTCGCCGACGGCGCAAACGCCGCCGAACTGACCAGCAACATCATCGGCGGTGCGGCCAACGGCAAGTACACTGGCATGAAGGCCCTGCTGGCCGCCAAGGCCCAGCTCGGCGTGACCCCGCGCATCCTCGGCGTGCCCGGCCTGGACACCCTGGAAGTGACCACCGCCCTGGTGGCCATCGCCAAGCAGCTGCGCGGCTTCGTCTACGCCAGCTGCAACGGCTGCGCCACCAAGGAAGACGCGGTCACCTACCGCGGCAAGTTCGGTGCCCGCGAGCTGATGCTGCACTGGCCGGACTTCCTGGCCTGGTCCACCACCACCAACACCACCGTCACCGCCAACGCCACCGCCCGCGCCCTGGGCCTGCGCGCCCAACTGGACCAGAGCATCGGCTGGCACAAGACCCTGTCCAACGTAGCCGTCGACGGCGTCACCGGCATCAGCAAGGACGTGTTCTGGGATCTGCAGAACACCGCCACCGACAGCGACTACCTCAACGGCAAGCAGGTCACCACCCTGATCAACCACGACGGCTACCGCTTCTGGGGCTCGCGCACCACCAGCGCCGATCCGCTGTTCGCCTTCGAGAACTACACCCGCACCGCCCAGGTGCTGGCCGACACCATGGCCGAGGCGCATTTCTGGGCCAACGATCGGCCCATGCACCCGAGCCTGGTGCGCGACATCGTCGAAGGCATCAACGCCAAGTTCCGCGAGCTGACCCGCCAGGGCTACCTGCTGGGTGGCGAGTGCTGGTACGACGCCGACGGCAACGAGAAGGAGTCGCTCAAGGCCGGCAAGCTGTTCCTCGACTACGACTACACCCCAGTGCCGCCGCTGGAAGACCTCACCCTGCGCCAGCGCATCACCGACCGCTTCCTGGTCGACTTCGCCGCCCGCGTCAACGCCTGAACCTGATCCGGCGCGCCCCCCGGGCGCGCCTCTGGAGAGCATCCCATGGCCCTGCCCCGCATCCTCAAGAACCTCAACCTGTTCAACGACGGCAACAGCTACCTGGGCGTTGCCAAGTCCTGCACCCTGCCCAAGCTGGCGCGCAAGATGGAAGCCTTCCGCGGCGCCGGCATGAGCGGCCCGGTCAAGGCCGACATGGGCCTCAGCGACGACGGTATCCAGCTGGACTGGACCCTCGGCGGTCTGGACCTGACGGCGCTCAAGCAATTCGGCGCGGTCGGCGCCGACGCCGTGCCGCTGCGCTTCGCTGGCGCCTACCAGCAGGACGACAGCGGCGACGTCACCGCCGTGGAGATCGTCGTGCGCGGTCGCCACGAGTCCATCGAGATGGGCGAAGCCAGTGCCGGCGGTACCACCGAGCACAAGATCACCACCACCTGCAGCTACTACAAGCTGACCGTGGATGGCGTCACCGTCATCGAGATCGATCTGCTGGCCTTCGTCGAGAAGGTCGACGGCAAGGATCGTCTGGCCCAGCAACGCGCCGCCCTCGGCATCTGACCCCGCCCGGGCCCGCTGCGGCGGGTCCGGTCCACCCTTCAAGGAATCTCCCCATGACCGCTACCAACCAAGACAACCTCGTGGTGCTCGACCAGCCCATACAGCGCGGCGAGACCCGCATCGAAGAGCTCAGCCTGCGCAAGCCCACCGCCGGCGAACTGCGCGGCGTATCGCTCTCCGAACTGCTCAACCTCAACGTCGACGCCATCGTCCGCATCGTCCCGCGCATCAGCCAGCCCAGCCTGAGCGAAGCCGAGGTGCGCGCCCTGGACCCGGCCGATCTGGTCGACCTGGGCGGGAAGATCGTCGGTTTTTTGCTGAAGAAGTCCGACAAGGCGGCGCTCTTCCCCGCCACGTAGAGGATGCGATGGCGGATCTCGCCATCACCTTCCACTGGCCGCTGGACCAGCTCGATGCAATGGGCCTGGCCGAATTGATGGACTGGCGCGAACGCGCCCGTATGAGAGCCGCTCCCGATGGCGAATGACCTTCCGCTCCGCAACCTGCAATCCGTTCTGGAGCGGGTCATGGCCCCGCTCAAGCGCCTGGCCGGCAACGCCGCTGGCCGCGCCGCCGCCCGGGGCCAGGACCGCCTGAAATCCGTACAGCCAAAGACGGAAAACGTCGACGCTGACCCTGAAAAAAAGAATGAGACCGTCGCCCAACGTAAGAGCGTCGCTGAGCGGCTATCCGCAGCCGGCAAAAAGAGTTCCGAGACCGCCAAACAGATCGTTGGCGTCCTGAGCCCGGCCTTGGATGAAGGCAAGAACTTCAGCCAGGAGGTCACCCGAGTGGGTGCCCTCAACCTGGGCGAAGAGGCCACCGCCGACGCCGTCAAATACGCCAAGGCCATGCGCGTCTATGGCTCCAGCACTACTGAAAACCTGGGTTCCATGCGCAAAGCCCTGGAGGCTTTCGGCGACCTCAGCAGCGCCAAACTGGCAGCCCCTACCTTGGCCAACCTCCAATTCGCCAACCACGCCGTTTATGGCAAGGAAGAAGGGGCAGCGAAATCCGCTCAGTTCACCGCCATGCTGCAGGTCATCGCCGCCCGCGGTGGTTTGACGGACGAGGCCAGCTTCAAATTGCAGGCTGACGCAGTCCAAAAGACCTTGGCCAATACGCAAGGGCGAGTCGCGCCCCCGGAATGGCTCAAGGTGGTGGAAAAAGGTGGGCAAGCCGCGCGCGGCCTGAATGCCGACGCCTTCTACAACGGCCTTGAGCCGCTGGTGCAACAACTCGGTGGCGACAAGGTGGGCGATGGCCTAGCGGCCAGCTACCGCAACCTTTACCAGGGCAGCACCACCCGCGCGGCGGCGAACAAATTGCGCAGCCTGGGCCTGATCAATCCTGGTCAGACCAAGGTCAATGGCGACCGCGCCACCATCGACGCCGGTGCGCTCGTGGGCAGCGACCTGCTCGCCCAGGACCAGACCGCCTGGCTGCAACGGGTGTTGCTGCCCGCGCTCCAGGCCAAGGGCATCACCGGTGATCGCCAGATCCTCGACACCATCCGCACCATCCTGCCCGACCAGGCCGGTGCCGAACTTTTCACCCAGATCTATCAGCAGCGCGATCAACTCAAGGAGAGCTCCGCCAAGACGCGGGGCTCCCCGGGTATCAATAGCCTAGTTACCCAGGCACAAAAATCTCCCGAAGGCGCCGAACTCGAACTGCAGGCACGCAAGGCCGATCTGTACCGTCAGTTGGGCTCGACCATCCTGCCGACCTACGTCAAGGCGCTGGAGATCGTCGCGGCGGTCACCCAGAAGGTGACCCAGTGGCTGGAGGACAATCCCAAGACCGGTGCCGTACTGGTCGATCTCGCCATGGGTGCGGGCATCCTGTCCGCCACCTTCGGCGCCCTGGCCACAGGCCTGGCTGGCGTGATAGCACCCTTCATGGTGTTCAAAGGCATGCTGAGCATGACCGGCCCTGCGCTATCCGGCAGCCTTGAGTTACTGAGTAAGCTGGGTGGCGGTGTCCTGAACGGAGCCGGTGGCGGCCTGCGACTGCTGGGCGAAATTGGCATGGGGGCCTTCAACCTCCTCATCAATGGCGTCCGTCTCCTCGGTGCCACCATGCTGGCCAATCCCATCCTGGCCATCATCGCCGGCATAGCCGCCGCTGGAGCCTTGATCTACGCCAACTGGGGCACCATCGGTCCCTGGTTCACCGGTCTCTGGGAAGAAATCAAAGCAGGCGTTTCCGGAGGCCTTGGTGGTATCGCCAGCGTGCTGCTCGATTTTTCACCGATCGGCCTGATCTATCGCGGCTTCAGTGCCTTGCTCGACTACTTCGGCTTTGACCTACCGAGCAAGCTCAGCGAACTAGGTGGGCAGCTGTTTGGCGGCCTGCTCGATAGTCTCGGCACGAGTCTGACCTCCATCCAAGAAACCTTGCTACCCTTCTTCGGTAGCTTGTGGGAAAACGTCAAGCAAGTAGCTGCAGAGGGTCTGAGCGGTGTTGGCACTCTGATCCTGAACTTTTCACCAGTTGGCGCGCTGTATCAGGCTTTTTCCGGTTTGCTGGACTACTTCGGCCTGGAACTACCAGGCCGATTCACCGAGATGGGCGGCCAATTGCTGAGTGGCTTGGTCAATGGCATCAGCTCTGGTCTGGGTGCTGTCCAAGAAGCCATAGGTAATGCTGGGAACAGCGTCATCAGCTGGTTCAAGGAAAAGCTCGGCATCCACTCACCGAGCCGCGTCTTCGCCGATCTAGGTGAGTTCACCATGGCAGGTCTTGCCCAAGGTTTGGCCAGCGGTGAAGCTGGCCCCCTGGCCCAGTTGACCGCGACCACGCAGCGTCTCGCCGGTGCCGGCGCCCTGGCTCTAGGCCTGGGTGCCACTGCCACACCGGCCCTGGCCGCCCCCTTGGCCGTCAACGACCACCTACCTCTCGCCAGCACTGTCGCTACAGCCCCCATCGGCAGTGACGTATTCAACATCACCATCAACGCCCCGGCCAATGCGAATCCCCAGGATATCGCCACCCTGGTGCGCAGCGAGATCGCCTTCTACAAGGCCGACCAAGCCGCACGCAACCGCAGCAGCCTCCGGGACTGGAGTTGACCACCATGATGATGGCCCTTGGGACCTTCGTTTTCAGCTTGCACACCCTGGCCTACAGCGATCTCAAGCGTGATACGGCCTACACCCACGCCGTGACCAAGCGCGTCGGCGCCCAGCCGGCCCGCCAGTTCGTCGGCAAGGGCGACGACTCCATCACCCTGCCCGGCTGGCTCGCCCCTGAGCTGGCCGGCTCGCCCACCAGCCTCGATGTGCTACGCCTCATGGCCAGTACCGGCAGCGCCTGGCCGTTGATCGAGGGCTCCGGCCGGATCTACGGTCTCTGGGTGATCGAGAGTCTCAACGAGACCAAGACGATCTTCTTCTCGGACGGCACGCCGCGGCGCATCGGCTTCACGCTCACCCTCAAGCGCATCGACGACAACCAGGCCGCCGAATTCCTCGGGACCGCGCTGGCCGCCACCAATGGCCTGCTGCGGAAGCTCCTATGATCAGCGAAGTCCTGGACCCCTCCACCGGCCAACTGCGCCGAACCTCCCTGCGCGGGCCAAACCATGGCGACTATCCCCAGCCGATCTATCGCCTGCGGCTCGATGGCAAGGACATCAGCGATCGCCTGGCGCCGCGCCTGGTCAGCCTGGAGTTGACCGACAAGCGCGGCCTGGAGGTGGACGAGCTGACCCTGACCCTGTCCGACCACGACGGCCGCCTGCCCCTGCCGCCGCTCGGGGGCACCCTCCAGCTGGAGCTGGGCTGGAGCAATACCGGCCTGGTCGACAAGGGCACCTACCTGATCGCCGAGATCACCCATAACGGCGCGCCGGATCTGCTCAAGCTGCGCGCCCGCAGCGCCGACCTGAGCAAGAGTTTCAAGACCCAGCGCGACCAGAGCTACAGCAACACCACCCTGGGCGAGGTACTGCGCATCCTGGCCGCTCGCCAGGAGCTTACCGCCGCCGTGGATGCCACCCTGGAGGCGAAACCGATTCTCCAGCTGGACCAGGCGCGGGAATCCGATGCCAACCTGCTGACCCGCCTCGGTGAAGAATACGATGCCGTCGCCACGGTCAAGGCCGGGCGCCTGTTGTTCATGCTCAAGGGCCAGGGCAAGACGGCCAGCGGCAAGGACCTGCCCCACATCATCCTCAGCCGCCAGGACGGCGATCAGCACCAGTACCTGCTCACCGTCCCCAACGATGGCGTACGCGCCTATTACTACGACGTGGATCAGGGCAAGCGCCTGGAAGAGGTGGTCGGCGATGGCAAAAACCCGCGCGACCTGCGCCACACCTACGCCAACAAGACCCAGGCGCACCAGGCGGCCGAGACGGAATGGCAGAGCCTGCAGCGCGGCGCCGCCACCCTCTCCTACCACCTGGCCCTCGGCTGCGCCGACCTCATCCCGGAACTCAGCTATACCCTGACGGGCATCAAGCCGGAGATCGACGACATCATCTGGTACGGCGGCGATATCAAGCACACCCTCAACGTGGATGGCGGCTTCGTCACCGAGCTGAGCGGCTTGCAGGCCAGGCAGCCGGAGGATTTGGTCGCGGATCTGGTGACCGAGGTGCCGCCTAAATACAGCGGTGTGCTGGCCTATTACCGGGACCCGGCGACCGGCAAGCAGGTCAGCCTTACCCAGGGCGACCAGGGCAATCCCTACCATCTGCGCTTTCTCTATTCCAGCAAGGAAGCGGCGCTCAAGGCCGTGGAGCGCGAAGCCAAGAAGATCGAGGAGCGCCAGGGGGCGGCCAAGAAATCGACCTGAGGCGAGATGCGGCAGCAGGACACGGACCCGTAGAGCCATAGAGCCGTTAGTCAGAGGCCGATACCCCGGCTGGGGCGGCCTGGCGAGTCCGGAGCGGACTCAGTGCGGGCGGGGCAAAAAGCGCGGGGCGACGGTCGGCTGGTCGGCCCGGGGCGGCAACGGCCCCTGCACCTGCAGCAGGCTGTGCGCCAGGCGGCAGAGGGTCATCTGATCGCTGCAGGACAGCTGACGAAAGGCCTGTACCAGCTCCAACTCGAAACGAGTGGGGAGCAGCACCGGTTGTCGCTCGTGCCATAGGGGTGTCAAACGCGCCTGATCCATCGGTCGCCGCCTCCAAAAATACTGTATGCAGATACAGTACATTTTTGTGATACGGATCGCCAAGTGCTTCTCGTCGTAGTTGCGCAAAAGCTTGCCAGGCGTGCGGAACCCCCTGAATTAGGCCCTGTAGCTCACTGGCCCGCATCCAGGGCGCCGTCGGCCACGGCCATGGCGAAGGCCATGCGTCGCACCGCGTCCCGGCTGGCGTCCGACATCCCGCGGAAATAGCCGAGCAGCTCCGCCTCCAGGCTGGACAGTGCCGACTCGGTCACCGGCAGTGCCTCGCCGGTCACCACGAAGTGAATATCCACGCCATGCGGATGCAGCGCCGCCAGGTAGTTGGCATCCGGGCTGCGGTCGCCCTTCTCGTAATTGAACTGGCTGGTCTTGGTCACTCCCGCCAGGGCCGCGAAATCGGCTTGGTTCATGCCCAGCCGCAAACGCTCCAAACGCAACCGGTCGCCAATTTTCAACAAAAGTCTCCCTCGGCGATTGACTATTCAACATTTGTTGAATATCGTTCACCTCAATTACTTCAAATCACACGAATGTTAACTATGGCCGACACCTATGCCACCGAGCAAGCCTGCAAAGAGGCGCGAACGCGTCTGGAACTCCAGGGTATTTCCGTAAAGGAGTTCGCGTTGCGCCACCAACTCAATCCCAGCACCGTCTATGCGGTGCTCAATGGCCAGAAGAAATGCCTGCGCGGCGAGGCCCACCGCAGCGCCGTGTTGCTCGGCATCAAGCCGACGCCAGCCACGGCCACCGATGCGCCCCAGACGTGAGCGTCGCCCTGAACCACCCCGTCAGCCCTGCCTCCCGGAGGTCCGCCCATCATGAGTGAATTCCGCCTGGTCTGCCCCGCCTGCAACGGTCCGCTGGTGATCCGTTGCAGCAAGGGCGAGACGCCCTGCTTCCGCTCGCTGTGGTACCAGTGCAAGAACCTGGCCTGTGGTGCCACCTTCGGCGGTACCCAGACCATCGACTACCAGCTCAGCCCTTCGGGACTACAGGCGCCGCGCCTGGTGCTGCCACTGGCGCCCTCGAAGATCAAGCGCGCCGCCACCCAGGCCAGCCGCATGACCAGCAACCAGAAGGACCTGCTGGATCCGCTCGAGGAGCCCACGCCATGACCCGCCACGATCTGGTGCCAGCCGGCTTCCGCCGTCGGCGTGACGCCCAAGCGCAGGACCCCTGGCTCGACCTGGCCGCCAGCAGCGCCGACCACCTGGTACTGGTCGACCCGCACGGCCAGCGCTATCGCATCCCGGTGGCGGACATCTCCGCCGCCCTGATCGAAGCGCCCGCACGCCCTTCCCGCCGCTAAACCACCCACCTTGACGCCGCGCCATGCCCGCCTTGCGTGGGTAGGGGCGAGTTGCGCCCTGAAGAGGGGAGAGACCATGCCTGCCGAGCTCTGCATCCCGCTCCAGCTCACCCCCGCGCAAGCCCGCGCCTATCTGCGCTGGCTGGCCGCCCAGTATCGCGCCGGCCTGCAGGAGCACTGGTGGGACGACCGCTATCGCACGGTCCCGGCCGGCCCCCTGCGCCGCTGGCGCATCCACCACGACCACCCGGCCCTGGCCGCCGTGGCCGATACCGCCCGCGCCCTGCGCGCCGAACTACGCAACCTGGAGCAGCGTCCGTGAAGCTGTGCCTCGATGTCACCCTGTCATGCGATTCCCAGCAGCCACCGCGGATCGTCTTCAATCTGCCGCTCCTGCAGGTGCAGCAGGCCTACAGCTGCGCCCAGTTGCGCGAAATCGCCCGCAGCTTCCAGATCCTCGCCCACGATGCCGAGCGCCAGCCCCAAGGCGAGCTGCGCCTGGTGCGGGAGCTCACTGCGGATGCACAGGTGAACCCTTGAGCCGCTACCCCATGGATCCGCAACTGCGCGCCGACCTGCTGCCACGCCTCGAACGCGAACTCGGGCTCAAGCTCAGCCCCGGTACCCACTACCTGCGCAAGGGCGAATGCCCGGCCTGCCACCAGCGCGAGCTGTTCACCGACTACGACGCCCCCTGGGTGGTGAAATGCGGTCGCGAGGCCAAGTGCGGCCAGAGCTGGCACGTCAAGGAGCTGTTCGCCGACCTCTTCGACGACTGGTCGGAGCGTTTCAAACCCAGCGCCTCGGCCCCGGCCGCCAGCGCCGACGGCTACCTGCAATTCGCCCGCGGCTTCGACCTGGGCCTGATCAAGGGCTGGTACAGCCAGGAAACCTACTGGGATCGCGCCCAGGGCATCGGCTCGGCCACGGTGCGCTTTCCGCTGGCCAAGGGCGGCTACTGGGAACGACTGATCGATCGGCCGGCGCGCTTCGGCAAGCAGAAGGCCCGCTTCCAGCCCGGCGCCAGCTATAGGGGTGTCTGGTGGTGCCCACCGGACCTGGATCTCTCGCAGGTCGAGGAATTGTGGATCGTCGAGGGCATCTTCGACGCCATCGCCCTGCGCCACCACGGCCTCGCCGCGGTTTCGGCCATGAGCAGCAACGCCTATCCGGAAGAATCGCTGCAGGAGCTGGCGCGGCTACGCGGCGGTCGCCTGCCTCGGCTGGTCTGGGCGCTGGACAACGAACCCGGCGCCCAGCGCTACACCCGTCGCTGGGTACGCCAAGCCCGGGCGCTGGGCTACCCCTGCACCGCCGCGCAGATCCCCCAGCCGGGGCGCAAGGTCGACTGGAACGACCTGCACCAACGCTGGGCCTTCGAGCCCGAGGCGGCGACGCGTACCGAACAGCGTGAACGCGACCTGGCCGAAGCCCGCCATCATGGGGCCCTGCTGCTGGCCGAGACCGCCAGCGAAAAGGCCGTGCTGCTCTACGAATGGCGCGAGCGCCACGAATTCCACTTCACCTTCGACAATCGCCTCTATTGGTTCAAGCTCGACCTGGACAAGTACAACAAGGCCCTCACCCACCTCGAGGAGTCCGAGCGCGACGAGGATCGCCAGCTCACCAGCCAGCAGCAGCGCGACAAGGCCATGCGCCTGGCCGGCAACGTGGTGGAGATCGCCAACTGCGCGCCCCAGGCCCTCTACTTCCAGCGCAACGAGATCACCGACGAATCCTGGTACTACTTCCGCGTCGACTTCCCCCACGACGGCCCGGCAGTGAAGAACACCTTCACCGGCGCCCAGGTCGCCGCCGCCAGCGAATTCAAGAAGCGCCTGCTGGGGATGGCCGCCGGCGCCGTCTTCACCGGTAGCGGCACCCAGCTGGACAAGATCATGAAGGACCAGCTGTTCGGCCTGAAGACCGTGGAGACCATCGACTACGTCGGCTACAGCCGCGAGCACGGCTGCTACGTCTTCGGCGACCTGGCGGTGCGCGATGGCCAGCTGCACCGGGTCAACGACGAGGACTATTTCGACTTCGGCCGGCTGCGCCTCAAGACCCTGCAGAAGACCATTGGCCTCAGGCCCAATCCGGTCGCCGGCGACTACCGCCACGACTGGCTGCCGCTGCTGTGGACCTGCTTCGGCTGCAATGGCCTGACCGCCCTTACCTTCTGGTTCGGCTCGCTGTTCGCCGAGCAGCTGCGCGCCCGCTACCAGTCCTTCCCCTTCCTGGAAGCCACCGGCGAGGCCGGCGCTGGCAAGACCACCCTGCTGACCTTCCTCTGGAAACTGTTCGGCCGGGCCGGCTACGAGGGCTTCGATCCGTCCAAGTCCTCCACCGCCGGCCGCAGCCGCGCCATGGGCCAGGTCGCCGGCATGCCCATCGTGCTCATCGAGGGCGACCGCAACGACCCGGAGAAGGCCCATGCCAAGAGCTTCGACTGGGACGAGCTGAAGGACTTCTTCGGCGGCGGCACCCTGCGTACCCGCGGCATGAAGACCGCCGGCAACGAGACCTACGAACCGCCGTTCCGCGGCACCATCGCCATCAGCCAGAACGCCCCGGTGAGCGCCTCCGAGGCCATCCTCACGCGGATCGTCAAGCTGCACTTCACCCGCCCAGTGCTGACCGACGCCAGCCGCTCCGCCGCCGACAGCCTGAGCCGCATGGACGGCGCCGCCCTCAGCCACTTCCTGCTGCTGGCCACTCGCCGCGAGGCCGAGGTCCTGGCGCTGTTCCACGAGGCCTTTCCTCGCTACGAGACCAAGCTGCGCCGCCTGGGCGACAACTGCTTCTGCTGCGGCGCCCCGCTCGCGGCCAACGACCACCGCTGCCGCAGCTGCCAGAACGAGCTGGTCGGCCATCTGCGCATCGAACGTATCGTCAAGAACCACGCCATGCTGCTGGCCCTGCTCGACGGCCTGGGCCTGGTGGTGGAGCTGCCACCGGGCATGCTGGCCGAGACCCAGCGCGCCCTGGTGCGCATCGCCCTGGAGCGCCAGGCCGCCATCAGCGCCGATCACACGGCGGTCGTCGAGTTCTGGCAGGTTTACGACTACCTGCAGTCGCTCAGCGGCGACCCGGTGGTCAACCACAGCCTCCACGGCTGGGAGATCGCCATCAACCTCAACGAATTCGTCGAGCGCGCCGCCGAGCACCGCCAGCGCCTGGCCGACCTGGGCACCCTGAGAGAACTGCTCAAGGACAGCCGCCAATTCAGATTCATCGACAACAAGGTGGTCACCAGCCGCATCCGCGCCCTGCAGCGGCAGCGCAATCCGTTGGAAGACCGTCCGGACAAGGTGCGCTGCTGGGTGTTCGCCAATCCCCACTACAGCCCCGCCGAGCATGGCCGCCCGGCCAGCCGGAGTCCGGCATGAAGCACGCCACCCCACGTACCCCGCGGCAGCCGTCGCGTACCCCGACCGCCGCCGGCCGCGCCGGCCACCCGAGGAGATAGAGCACCATGGCCCAACTGGATAGATTCCTGCGCGAGGACGAGGTGCTGCGGGTCACCTCCCTGTCGCGCGCCACCCTGTGGCGGGCGATCAAGGCCAAGCAGTTTCCCAGCCCGGTGAACCTCAGCGCCGGCCGCGTCGGCTGGCGCGAATCGGCGATCGCCGCCTGGCAGGTCGACCCCATGCGCTGGAGCGCCGACGGTGCGGCTTGAAGCAGCGTTCAGTGGATGATGTGTTTCTCTAACCAGTCCGCCCAGGTCTCCAGCCCGGCGCGCTTCTCGGCGAAATAGTCGTAGCGGTCATAGTGCTTGGAAGAGACATCGTTGAAGGCATGGCCCTGGATGCGATCGCGCAATTCCTTGCTGAGGCCCGCGCTGGCCATCAGCGTCTTACAAGTCCGTCGCAGGTCGCGCAGGGTGAAAGGCGCGGTAAAGTCCGCGGCATGGCGGCGATAGAGGTTGGTCACCGCCCGCGACAACGACTGCACATTCAGCGGCTGCCCCGGCACGCGGCCCTGGAACGGATAGGCGCCGTTGGCATCGATCTCCGCCATGGTCTGCAACACCTGGCGCATCGGCGCATTGAAGGGCACCACATGCAATTGCCGCTCACCCTGCACCCGGCCCTTGGTGCTGCGGATCACCAGGTGATCGTCCTGGTACAGCGCCCGCTCCGAGGCCAGTAACTGCTCCGGCCGCTGCCCGCCGGCGGCGATGAGGAAGCGGATCAGCTCGGCGGTGGTCAGGGACAGTTGCTCCGGCAACAGCTGCCACAGGGTGCGCAACTCCGCCTTCGACAGGGCCCGGTCGCCCGGCTGCTCCCAATCCTCCTGCACCGGAATGCTCGCCACCGGATTGCTCTGCAAGCCGAAGCGCACCTTCACCTGCAGATAGCTGCGCGGGTTGTACTCCTGCTCCAGGCCCACCTGGAAAGCCGCATGCAACTGGGATCTCAGCCGGTTGCAATAGGTGGTCACGCCCTGGTCGATCATCCGGCTGAGGATGTCGCGGATCTGCGCCGGCCCCACCAGCGCCGCCGGCCGCCGCACCAACTCCGGAAAGGGCTCGCTGACGTAATGGCGAAACGACCAGGCCACGTTACCGGCCGAGGCCGCGCCCTCCCCCTCCAGCTTGGCCACATAGGCCGACAGCAACTCCTGGAAGGTCCCGGCGCTCACCACCACCTCGGCCTCCGTCCGGCACCTGTCCCGCGCCTGGGTCAGGGACAAGTCCGGCCAGTTGCCCAGTTTGGTCAGCTTCTTCGCCCCACCCACGTGGCGCTGGAAATAGAACTCCTTGGTGCCACTGGGCCGCACCTTGAGCACCAACACCCCCTCCCCCCGCGCGCCGCGTCCGTCGGAGGTGACATAGTCCTTCTCGCGCGGCTTGAGCGCGCGGATCTGCCGTTCAGTGAGCAT